TTCTAATCCTGAAAGGACTATAGCCAAGCTACATCAAGAAGATAATATCATACTTCCTATAATTTCTATTAGCCAAAATTCTTCTGATAACGCTGATAAAAGAAGGAGACAGTCCTCAAATATAGTTGTAGATAGTTGGTGGAGTGCGGAAAGAAAAAGAGCTTTTAGAGTTCTTTCTATTGTTCCTAGGCCCGTGGATATAGAATATGGGATTAATATATGGGCCAAGTATAAAGCAAATTTAGATCAAATTGTAGAGCAAATTAGGCTTATGTTTAATCCTAGCTTAGTAGTAGAGACTCCTTATACTACCACAGCTTTATCTTTTGTGGAGCAGGAGTCCGACACTTCTACTTTAGATATATCAGACAGAGAAGAGAGGATAATAAGAAGATCATTCAAAGTTAAAGTAGAAGCTTATATTCCTAATCCTAAGTTTTTAGTAACAAGTACAGGAGAAATTGAAGAATTTAATAGTGAGACCACAATCTATTAAAAAAAATGATCAAAAATTGATCTACATATAGTAAATACTAAAGAGAATAAATTATGAAGTCTATTACCAACACGAGTCTACAGAGCTGGAGTCTCCCATTCCAAACACCCGAGGGAGTGAAAACTTTTTTTCTTACTCCCAAAAAGACAATTAAGGTTCCTGCTTCATATCTTACCGAGGATGTTATCAGGTATCACCAAAGAAATCTGATTAAAATTCAAGATGTATAATAGGAGATCTTAAATGCCCAATTTTGTAAGTCCAGGTGTCTATGTTATTGAGAAAGACATCTCAGATTATCCCGTCACCATTAATTCGTCTGTTGTTGGAATTGTAGGCTTTGCTGGCCGAGGCCCTGTTGCGGGGACCAACGAACAAAAAGCAACTTTAATTACTAGCCCTCAGCAACTGATTGATACTTTTGGAGAGCCAAGTGAGGACATTAAAGGTCAAGCCTTGGAGGGGGCTCTTGAAATCTTAGAGACTACTGATTCTATGAGATTCATTAGGTGTGCATCGGATGCTATTAATGCTTCTGCCCTCACCACAATAGGTGGGTGCCCTGCTTTCTCTATTAGTGGTACGCAGTATGCTCCTATCGCACCTAATTCTGGGGGAGGGGGCGCTAATATTGGAATGTCAGCTATAGGCAGTGCAGATGATACTACTTCTTCTGTGAGATTCACCATCACAGCTTATGATACAGCTAGAACTAAAACTGTTGATGCTAAAGTTTATACTATCCCACCTAGTACTCTAAGTTTATCCTCTTCTAATGGGGCTACTACTATCTTAGGATTACAAAAGGTATTGGGTGGATCATTAGATGCCGATAAGATTGGAGCGTTTGCTGATTCCAATAGTCTGAATGCTTCATCCTTCTTGGTTGGCCTAGCGGCAGGAGACGCAGCTACTATCGAGGTTAAAGCAGAAATTCTAGATGGTAATAGTACGTGGCATGGTTTTGATATGATTGCCCCACTAAATATGGTTGGGGCTAGCGGAACTGCGGCTTCCTCTACTACTGCATCAGGAACTTCGGTGGATACTACTTCGGTATCCTATCTAGCTAAAAGTTTATGGCCAGGGGAAGGGTATAATGCAGGTACTAAATCAGATGGGTCTACTAGTGGTGTAAGCTTTGAAGTAAATGCTATCGGTGGACACACAACTAATAACCAAGTTAACGATTTGGGAGTGGCTGCTGAGGACTTTAAAGCGGGTACTGTCTCTGCTTCTTTCCTGGAAGATGTAATTGGAACTACTTATGCGGGAAGAACTTCTAATTATATAACAGCTAATTTTGCATCAGGATCTAATGCTGGTGGAACTTTAGACGATACTCTAGGAGTAACAGCTATAACTTCCTTTGAAAAGCCTCTTACTAGCCTTGTAGGTACAGCATTAACAATTGTTGGTGACCAGACTGGTGCTGCGGGTCCTGCTGATCCTCGTTTTGTCAAGTTGGTTCAAGGTACTTACAATTTAGGAGGAGGTACTAATGGTATCCCCACTACTGATGCGGCTGTTGCTACAGCAATTATAGGAGCAGTACAATCGGATGGTGGGAAGACTGGTATTGAAGCGATGGATGATCCAGTGCTTAATATTTCAATAGGTCTCGCTCCTGGTCCAGGCGTAGGAGATCTTCAGAATGTACAAAATGCTCTTATTACTAAAGCAGAAGCAACTACAGATTTCCTAGCTCTTCTTTCCCCTCCATATGCGATTGGTACCCCAGGGGATGCTATCAACTGGAGTAATGGATTTGCTACTCAGAGAACGGCTGCTATAAATAGTTCTTATGGTGCTATTTACTGGCCTTGGTTAAAGGTATTCCAGGTCTTTGATGGAAAAGATCGTTGGTTAGCTCCTGAGATTTATGGTGCAAGACAGATTACCTTTACAGATAGTGTTTCAGACCCATGGTTTGCTCCCGCTGGTTTTGTGCGTGGCAGATTGACCAAGCCTACAGATGTTGAAGTTATTTTAAACCAAGGTGACAGGGATTCAATGTATTCAGGAGGTAATTGCCTGAATCCAATTGTTAACTTCCCACAGAATGGTATTGCTATCTTTGGACAAAGAACTTCTCAAAGACAGCCTACTGCTTTAGATAGAATTAATGTTAGACGCATGATGATCTATATTAAGAAACAAATTCTTGCTTCTACTCAGAGGCTAGTATTTGAGCCTAATGATCCTATTACTTGGGAAAGGGTTGTTACATTAATTCAGCCGATGTTGGCAGATATTTCCATGCGACGAGGAATCACAGAGTTTAAGGTTGTCTGTGATGAGACCACTAACACCCCAGTAAGGGTTGATAGGAATGAAATGTGGTGTAAGGTTCTTATCAAGCCTACGAAGACTGCGGAAATGGTAGTGTTCGAACTAAACCTCACTAATCAATCTGCTCAAATAGCATAAGTATATAAGGAACTATTTAAATGGCAACAAAATCACATTATGGAACTAACACGTTCTCTCGTACTCTAACTCCTCAGTCAGTATCTATGCCCTTGATTTCACAAGGACTAGATTCTGTAAGGACCTATCAATGGGAAATTCATTTTGAACTCCCCACCAGTATTTCTGGGCAGACTACTGTAGAGAAGTTAGTTTTAGCTGCTAAACAAGTTACAGCTACAGGGTTTTCTTCTGAAGCCATCGAAGCTCATCGTGTAAACGATAAAGTATACTATCCAGGCAAGGCTTCTAATGATGGTGTTACCGTAACTTTTGATAACTTTTATGCAAACAACGGCAAAATAGCCAATCTCTTATGGCAATGGTTCCAGACTACTTATGATCCCATGCGTGGTGTTTTTACGTCTGGGAATAAAGTTCAAAAAATGACCATCCTTAACCTAGGTCCCACCCAAGCTCCGCAGTATGAGACTACCTTAATTGGAGTCTGGCCTAAGAGTTGGAAGTCTGCTGAATTTAACTATGGTACCAATGAATTCCACACTATTGAAGTAAACTTCGCTTATGATTTCATGAATCATGGAGATCTCTAATAAGAATGATAATTCTACTATAAAATATACATAACATATAACAAAGCCCAGCCTGGATTTTTTTGGGCTGGGCTTTTTCTATGATATAACATCCAATGGAATACTACAACTCACTACTAGAAAGCTACGATCTCCTTAAAAAAAGAAAGTTTAAGCTTTCTTTGAAAGAGCAAGATGTTGGAGGGGGTTCTACGGATGACCAAATACAGACTGTTATAAGTACTGCTACTGGATCTCCCTCATCCAAACCAGGAGAGGCACAAACAATAAATGATGTAGAATTGTGGTTAAAAAAAGGTACCCAACGTGTTATGGGTAGGTTGGGGTCAAGAAATGGAGAATTGGTAGGTGAGAACGGCCAAAGAGTTGAAGGACCCAATCAGGATATGATGTGGAAAAATATGTTTCCAGGAGAAGAGGAGCCTACCCCTGATAAGGGGCCCGTGGATACAGGAGTGGATACTCAACCCCTGTTAACTGCTACCACAGATCTAGGAAAATTTATTGAAAGATTGAAAGATTTTGAAGAGGGAAATTTAGAAGACCAACTAGAAAAAATTAAACTTAACCAAACTCTTTTGCAGAATATTCCTCTTGTAGATATGGAAGAAACTCTAAGGATTGTTACTGAGTTTTTAAATTTATCTCTATTAATATATAACAACCCTGTTGACGCTAATAAGGGAAATTATGCCGAGAGGATCACGAAATTTTTAGAAGATAATGACGTTATTAGAACTC